CGCGAACGTCCGTCGAAACGGTCGCGCACTATCTCAGCGCGCTCTACACTACCGATTTCGGCAAACGCCTCTCTCAAATCCCCATCGCCCAAAGAGAAACTCAGATTGCCTACAAATAGTCTTACTTTCATCATCTCACCGTGTCGCGTGATTACTCAGTTCGCGCATTCTTCCTATAGTCACTGCAAATACTACTCGCCACTCGCCCCTCCGCCGCGTTCGACGCGTATCCGTTCATAGTCGGTCATCGCGTCGAGCCAGTACGACAGCTCCGCAAAGTCCATCCCGCTCAGTTCCTGGACTGAGACTCCGGATTGGACGAGGCCTGCGAAGCTCGCTGCGGAGGGCGGTCGAAATTTTCGTCAATCACCTCCGCCTGCAACGCCATAACGTCCGCAAGATCCATCTCGAGCACGTCCTCGTACACGATCTTGCGCCCCTCCACCCGCGTGACCTCTGCGATCAATGCAAATACCACCGCGTTCGCATCTCCGCCCGCCGCCGCCCGCTGAGCCCGCATCAGGTCTCGTCCATAGCCCTTCCGCACCACAGCGCGCGCGCCCGACGGCAGATCGATCGCTCGGGCAGTCTGCTCGTCCCCCGCTTCCGCGCCACCTATTCGTACTCCGTTCACCGTTGTGTCGTCGATTTTCATTAGTCACTGCTCCCTTCACTGGGCTTCAGAAACAGAAGTTCTCAACCTCCAAGATTCGATCTGAAACTACTCAGTTGGTCGACGCCGCCGACTACATAGATATTTGCAAATACGTCGTACAAGTATATTTGCACTCCGGCCACGAATAATTCGCAGTGATAGATACTTACTACTGACGTGGTCTCGACCATTTGATGCTGGCGGAAAGTCGGGCTTCCAGCATCTTTGAAGACGCCCGTCATCAGGTACACGACCGGAAGCTGCGCAGTTCGTCCCTGGCTGGTGTATTGCTCGAGGTTCCCGCGCGCCTGGAAGGAATGTGTCTGGAACGGACTTGTCGACATCGTGAGCGTCTCCGCGTCGAAGGACGACCACTTGATCTTCGACTCGAGCTTTTCCACCCCTGCCCACAGCTCCGCGGTTCCAGCCATCCCGAGCCCCTTGTAGTCGATCATCTTGTGCTTGGGATTGGCGATCTCGATCTCTTCGGCCCGGCCCAGCAGGCCGACACCGTCGATGTATATATTCGCATTAGTCAGTGAGTTGATCTGGATATTCATTTTGTTCCTCTAGCGTCCGACGGAGTTACGCCGTGGCTCCCGCCGCAACAGTAATCGGACTCGTCTGTCCCAACTGTTGCAGCAGCGTCACATCGATGAATGCCTCAAAAGTGATTCTTTCCGCTGGTGGCGGAGGCATTACGTCGATATCGAAAACCAGCTGACCGCCTGCGATCTGCGCTGATGGATTCTCCGCCGGGTTGAAGCTGGCCGCGCCCGCGACCAATGCTCCGCGCTGGATTAGGGATCGGATGAACGCGTTCGCGCTAGCCAGGATTGCGTCGATCAGCGCGTTCGAGATCGGTTGATCGATAAACTGCAGCATCGCGAGCTCCACCGATTCTTCGATGACGTCCATGGTGCGTCGGACTGAGATAAAGTTGTCCGGAGTGGTTGACGTCGGGAACGCCGAGCTTCTGTTTCCCCAGACCCGCAGGCCGGTACCGAACGCATTGAACACAGTCACTATTCCCGCGGCGTTTAAACTGTTGACGTCCGACGACGCGTCGAGAATCGACGCATATAGCTGAACGTCGGGCCCCAGCATTCCATCCACCTCCGTATTCGACGGCGACCACCAATAGCCCTGCGCGAGATCTTTCGCCGCCATCGCTCCCGCCACCCATTGCGAGTACGGCCCGACCGTGTTCGCGTTGAATTGCGACGTCAGCGGTAATCCCGACGCGTTCAGCGTCACTCCCGTCGGTACAATCCCCGTGTCAAAGAAAGTCTCTTGCGGATAGCAGAGAACCGTTCGGCTGCTCGAGGTTGCAAAGCCGTTGCCGACCACTCCGCGATTGGCTATCGCAGTGGCCGCCGATGTCGCTGGCGGCGAATCGACTAGCGCGATCGCACGAACCTTGGCAGCCATGGCAGTAAGCGCTGTCGCAACCGTAGCATCCTGTGAGTAGCTGGGTGCGATCAATATCTTCGGAAAGAATCCCAGCGTTCCATAGGTGGTCTGAAACGCCTGCATCCCCGTATACACGCCTCCGGTGATCGCTCCGATCACATCGGCGTCCACTACCTTCGACGGATCAGCGTAGTGGAAGGCAATCAGCACGCTGGCGCCAGCCGTAATATGTCCTCCCGATCCCGTAGGCACCAGGGTAACTGCCCCATTCACCGCGTCGAGCGTATAGTCAGTGCCCGCTACATACGTAGTACCCGCCGGATTACTAGTGACTACTACACTCGAGACACCCATGTGCCCGAGGTTTATAGCTCCTTGCGCATTGAACGTGAACGCTGTCGCAGCTATCGCCGTGAAATGTCGAGTTGGATCGAACACGTTGACGACGATCGCCTGTCCCGCCCCTTGCGCCTGGATCGCCGCGAGTGCGTATGGAATCGAGTATCCGCGCACCACAGGCCCAAAGCTGGCCGCGTCGAGCGCTGACGAGACCAGCGTCGGCGTATTGAGAGCGGCTGCCACCACCGGCGACGCCACCGCCCACGCCGGCGCCGTTCCCACCAATCCAATCACCGCCGATTTGACGACTGTGACCGGAACCGGTCCATTAGGTACTTCGATTACTTCAACTCCGTGCAGGAAACTGGCTGGCATGTATCACCTATACTCAGTAGGATCGATTTAGTATTTCTCCGGCCTAGTTAGTCGGCTCGCTCTGTCCCACAATCGCAATAGCCTCTTCAGCAAATGAGTATGCAATCTGCACGCTCTCACCGGCGACAATCGCGCCGCCGGGAATCGCAGTGACTATTCCGTTCGCGCGATCGACCGAAAAGTCTGTGCCCTGGATTAGCGCTCCGCCCCCGGAACCCGTGATGCTCACGGCGAACACATTGCCTTGAGGAAGCTGTATCTGGAGGTTCGAATTGAACGTGTATGCAACCGCGCCTACCGCAATCGAAGTCTGCCCGCCTTCCTCCAGCGCGATGCCCTTGATGAACAGCGGGAAGTCATCCGGCCCCGAGGCTTCGACCGCCACCGTGCTTAGCGCAAACGTCGACGAGTACGTCCATACCCCGCCCTGCTTGTCGCGCTTTACGAATTTTTCGCGCATCGGGTACATCTTGCGGCAACCAGGAACTTCATATCCGGTCAGCGCCGCGCGGATTCCTTCGATAATCGCGTATGCGCCCGGACTCGGCCCCGACGCGTCTCCGCCGACCGCCCATCCGAGGTCGCGCATCATCACTGAGATCTCGAACTCGAGTTTGCGTTCCTGGATTATCGCCGCAGTGTCGAGCAGTTCGCCGTATTGCGCGCCCTTGTACATCACCAACGCCGCGCCCACGCGATGAGTCAGACGCCACGTCTCCGGCCTGTCCGGATAGTGTGCGATTTCGATCGCGTTGATTTGCGATTGCAGCCGGCTGACGATCGCGTCTTCGATCGTCGCGATGTCGATCGCAGTCGGCGGCGTGAATACCAGGCCGTTCCACGCTCCGTCGAGCATGACGCCCATCTCAGTAGCCCCTCAGCTTTTTGCGAGTGAAGACGCGATTCGGTCCCTGCTCACTCTCTACCACTCCCGCTATCGGCGGCTCCTGGCCATCGGCGGACAGACCGAGCGTGAGCTCGCCCGCCGCGACTTTCGCGAGCATTGCAACCGCGTCTTCATATCGTTTGCGAGCATCTTCCAGGTCATGCAGAGGTCGGAGCGATTGCATCCGGTACATCGCGATGTCGGTTGTGAGGCGGTTGAGCACGGCCGGCGGATCTGTCAGCGGCAGCGTGAAGCGTCCTTCGATGTAGCCGTCGATTTCGGCGGACGCGTCCGCCAGGGCCTGGGTGATCGGTGCGTTGTTTACCGTCGTCGCCGTTGGATCTTCATTAGTCAGTTGAACCAGGTCGCGATTTGGATACCGATTGATCATGTCCTGGACGGTCGCGTAGCTCACTGTCGTAACCTCATCGCATCGCAAGTGACTATTCGACTGAGAGGTCTCTCCGCGGGCGCTGGACAACCGATTTGCGCCCGCGGAGAGTGGCCATACGCCCCGGCACTGCGGGCAGGAGGGGGACCCGCGACACGCCGGTTCAGGAAAACTGGATTCATCGCTGTTTCTCTGCGTCCTTACGCCAGGAACTCGCTGACAATAAGGTCCGCGCTGTTGCGCCAGATGTTCGAGGTCGCGACGCTCGCGCTCGCGCCTGCGCCGGCCATGAATTCGGAGTTCAACAATTGTCGCGCGACTTCTTCGAGCACTGGCGGCACCAGCAGGTACACACCGCTGCGGCTCGACAGCGCGCCAAACGGCTGTCCTGCATCGGTTTTGAACGCTCGCATCGCGGCCCGCGCCGCACCGTAGTTGGTCGGATTGCTGAGATCCGTGTTGCTGGCGTAAGCCAACTGCCACAGGCCGACGCCGGTGTTGGCGCGGCCGTCGACGCCGTAGCGAAATTCGCGTCGGTTGAAAACCGCTTCGTCGGCGACATTAGTCATTCGCGTGACTGCGTATTCGCGCCGGAGCTGAAAGATGAATGGACGAATCACCCGCGATGCGTCGATCAGGTACCAGTACGCGCCCGACCCGCTCGAGTTGATATTCGCCGCCGTGTTCCCGGTCTGGCCCATCAGTCCGACTGGATGGCTCGCTGAAAAGAACGGCACCCCGTCGAAGCCGACGACATCCGCCGGATTAGCTACTGCGTCCTTGATCATCGCGAACAGCAGCATGTCGGGATGCACCTTGGTGTCCCATCCGAGCTGCTCGATGATCGGCTCGTACGCGCCATAGGTATCGTCTTCGATAT